GGCAGCGAGCCGGCCCGCGCCGATCTGGCCAGGGCCTGCGCGCGGCTGTTCCGGGGCGGCGACGGCGCCCTGGTGCGCGCGCATCTGCGCGCCCTGACCGTTGACCGTCACCTGGGACCGCAGGCCTCGGACGCCGCGTTGCGCCACCTGGAGGGCCAGCGCGCCCTGGTTGCCCACCTGGAACGCCTGATCGCCGAGGGCCGCGCCCCGCCCGGCCCGTGAGTCCTGACCCCTCCATCCGACCGCCCGCGCCCGCGCCCTCCCCGGCGCGGGCTTTTTCGTTGCCTGCATGGGAGAACTCACCATGGACTTCCCCTTTCCGCCCGGCGCCGCCGGCCCGCTTGGTTCGCCGGTCCCGCAGCGCGGCCCCGATCCGTCATCCGGCACGCCGACCGCGCTGGCGCCGTTCCTGAACCCGGTTACGGGGCGGATCGACGTCGCCGCCCTGTCGGCGGCCTATCTGGAAATGCTGGACCGCCTTGACGGCGCCGTCATGGTGCCGGGGCCGGACGATGACGAGGAGGCGCACATCCGCTTTCGCCAGGCCCTCGGCATCCCCGATCGGCCCGACGACTACCCGGTCCGGGTCGACCACCCGCGCCTGGATATTGACCCGGAGGTCAACGCCCGCCTGCACGCCGCCGGCTTCACGCCGGCGCAGACCCAGCTTGTGTACGACCTGGCCGTTGAAAGGGTCATGCCGGTGCTGGAAGAGATGGGCGAAAGCCAGCGTGTGGAAACCGACCTTGCGAAACTGATCGAGCACTTCGGCGGCGAAGAGCGCTGGGCCGAGATCAGCCGCCAGCTTGCCGCCTGGGGCAAGGCCCACCTGCCCGACGATGTCTACGCCGCGCTCGCTTCCACGCGCGAGGGCGTGCTGACCCTTTGGCGCATGATGGGCGACGGCGAACCCGACCTGGTGGCCACGGACCAGCCGGGCGCGGGCGGCGCCGGTGCCCCCGGCGAAGACGACCTGAAGGCCCTGATGCGCGACCCGCGCTATTGGAAGCATCGCGACCCGGCCGTGGTGCGCCGCGTCGCCGAGGGCTTCCGCCGCCTCTACCCCGGCGGCGCCTGATCCGCCGCCGTCCCTCTCGCAACGCCCCCTCCCTCAGCGACAAGGATCACGACCCATGTCGATCTCCATTGACCAGTCGTTCATCAAGCATTTCCAGGCCGACGTTCACCTGGCTTACCAGCAGATGGGCTCCAAGCTGCGCAACACCGTGCGCGTCAAGGACAGCGTGCGCGGCAGCTCGACCGTGTTCCAGAAGGTCGGCAAGGGCACGGCCTCGACCAAGGCGCGTCATGGCATGGTGCCGGTCATGAACCTGGACCACAGCCCGGTCGAATGCGAGTTGGAGGACTACTACGCCGGTGACTGGGTGGACCGCCTGGACGAGCTCAAGACCAACATCGACGAGCGCCAAATCCTGATCAACGCGGGCGCCTATGCGCTCGGCCGCAAGACCGACGAGTTGATCATCACCCAGCTTGACACCTCCACCAACTACGCGCTCGACGGCGCCACTGCGCTGACCCTGACCAAGATCATGACCGCGTTCGAGATGCTGGGCGGTGCCGACGTGCCCGACGACGGCGAGCGCTATGCCGTTGTCGGCTGGCAGCAGTGGTCCGAGCTGATGCAGATCGACGAGTTTTCCAACGCGGACTATGTCGGCGCCGACGACCTGCCCTGGCGCGGCACCCAGGCCAAGCGCTGGCTGGGAACGCTGTGGTTTCCCCATTCGGGGCTGACGCTCGATGGCACGGCGCGGCATTGCTACTGGTACCACAAGACCGCCATCGGCCATGCCATCGGCGCCGACGTGGCCTCGGACATCACCTGGCACGGCGACCGGGCGGCGCACTTCGTCAACAACATGATGAGCCAGGGCGCCAAGCTGATCGACGGCAACGGCGTCGTCTCCATGCGCTGCCTGGAGAGCTGATCGGCCGCGTCACGCGCTCTTTCCTGAACACGGACGTCATTGCGAGCCCCGCCAGCATCGCGCAGCGATGAAGGCGGGGCGTGGCAATCCAGAGCGCTCCGGCGCGCCCGCCGCCCTGGATCGCTTCGGCACCCCAGTGCCTCGCGATGACGGGTCCGTGATGACGATCGGCCAGCACCAAGGCCGCAGACCAAAGGAGTCCCCATCATGGCCTTCGCGCCCCAGGATCTGTCCGTGCTGTGCTACGGCAACGGCTTCACGCTCTGGCACTACACCACCGCCGACGACGCCGTGACCGGCGCCAACTACTTCGACGCCGCCGCGCCGTACCTGCGCGTCGGCGACATCATCGTCTGCAATTATGACACCGACGGCACCCCGGCCGCGGCCTTCTACCGCATCGCCACCAACACGGACGGCACCGTGACGGTAGCGTCGGTGTAGGGGGCGAACCGACCCGTTGCCTTGACCGGGAAGGTATCATCATGATACTTTCCCGGTGTTGGCAGAGAGTCGGAAAGGCGCCTTCATGGCGGGAAAGGACAGACCCGACCTGACATCGGGTCGTTGGCCTTGGTCTCCGGCGCTGGCAACCGAGCGGCTGAGGGCCATGGCCACCAAACCTGACCTGGATCTGGTCCTGACCCGCCATGCTCAAGACCGAATGGGAGAACGCGGTTTTTCGACCTTCGACATTCTTGAGGTTCTGAGGACCGGGTTCGTCCATGACTCGTCGCAACCCGGCCGCACACCATCAGCCTTCGTCTATGCGATGGAGGCACGGGCTCTGGCCGATAGCCGGCGCGTGGTTCGGGTGATCGTGTCAGTGGATCACGCCCTGTCCCGCATGAAGGTCGTTACAGTCATGTTCGCGGATGAAGCAAGGTAGATCGGTCGAGCACGTGCAAGGGAAACACGGCCATGGCCGAGGCGACGGATATCCTCAAACAGCTCCACCACTTCACCCAATGCGGCCTGCCCGACGTCTGGGTGGAGGGGATTGAAGAGACCGTGGACGAGGACGGCGACGCGGTCGTGGTCATTCCTCGGGCGGAGGCCCTGCATCGTCTGATCATCCGTGCGGTGATCGCCCGCGCCGGGTCCCTGACAGGGGCGGAAGTGCGGGCCATCCGCACCGCCCTGGGCATGACCCAGGCCGATCTGGGCCAACTCCTGCACAAGGAACCCCTGACCGTGGGCCGGTGGGAGCGCGACGAGCATCCCATCGACCCGAACGCCGATACGCTTCTGCGCCTTGTTGCCAATGAGCGCCTGAGCCTGCGCCTTGCGCTGCCGGTCACGGGCGTGGCCAAGGCGCGGACCAACCCGCGCACCGACGAACCGATCATCATCCGTCGCACCGACCTGGACGCCTTCGCCATGCCGTCGGCGGCCTGATCCCGCCGGATCAAACCTCGGCCGTCCCCGGATCGGGGCCGACCGTCGCGCCCCCTGCCACCCCCGCCCCTCACCGGGCGGGGTTTTTTCGTGCCTGAACCGAGCCCCCCGAACCCCACCACCGGAGGACAGCCCATGCCCGTCTCCGCCATCGCGCTGTGTTCCCGCGCCCTGATCAAGCTGGGGGCCCGCACCATCACCAGCTTCGACGACGGCACGGCGGAGGCCGAGGTCGCCCGCACCCTCTATGCCCCCGCCCGCGATGCCCTGCTGGCCGCGCACCCCTGGACCTTCGCCACCGCCCAGGCCACCCTGGCCCGCCTGGCCGGGGTGCCGGTGGCCGACTTCCGCTTTGCCTATCAGCTTCCGGTCGATCACCTGCGCACGCTGTCGGCCGGCGGCGCGGACGGGCGCGGCCACGGCCTGGTCTATCGGCGCGAACAGGATCGGCTGTTGACCAACGCCGAGGCGGTCTTTCTGACCTACATCTTCCAACCCGACGAAAGCACCTTTCCGCCGACCTTCGTCGAGGCGCTGTCGGCCCGCCTGGCGGCGGAGTTCTGCCTTCCGTTGACCGAAAGCACCAGTCGGGGCGAGTTGCTGCACCGCCTGGCCGAGGAAGCCCTGAAAGCCGCCCGTCTGATCGACAGCCAGCAGGACACGCCCGCCGCCGTCACCGGCTTTCCGCTGGTGGAGGTGCGCGGATGAGCCGCCTGAACGCCACCCAGACCAACTTCA